ATTTCTACTTCAAAATAATCATAAAACGCATCTATTTCTAATAAATCTAAAGGTAATACATCAATTAATAATTTTGTTATAATAACTCCATCATTATAAGTAACAATAGTATCAGAAATAATTAAAAAATCAGTAACCTCTGACAAATCTATTGTTGTAAATGGGTTAGGTAAAGTTGTTGAGGGAGTTGATGCGACTTGTGTTTTAGTTGCCCAAGTGTAATGTGCGGCTTGATATTCAACTAAAGTAAGTCCTATTGTATAATCTTCATTGAAAGTAATTCCCACAACTCTCATATCTTTTGCAGAAAAACCTATTGAGGAATGAGTTATCGCTACAATATCTCCTATTGCTAAATCATAAGCATTACCACCACAATTAATTTCCAATGTTAAAGCTTCTCTTGATCTTCTTAAAATTACCTCTGCCATTTCTAAAGCCTGATATGGCGAAGTAATAGTTTTCATACTAAATCTTCCCTCAAGTAAAAATCCACCATCAGCAGTTTTCATTGTTGCGTGTTGGTCGGCTGACGAATATCCACTATCATCTATTTCAGGCCATTGAACCTCATCAACTTGCCAATTACGATCAGGATTAACAAAAGAAATTATTACTCTGTTATATTTATTATTTTTATCTTCGCTTGATAAATTATATCCACCAATAATATCATCTTCGGTTAATGTAATTGACGCACTACCAGTTGTTTCAACAAGTAGTTTATAAACACCGCCAGTAAAAGTTAAATATCCTCTGCAACCACTTAAAAGTTCCCTAACATTTTCCATAACCTTTTTAGAAGTATCTATCACTGCATTACAGTCTAAAATATCAATTGTTGTAGAACCATAAGCAGTAACATCAGTATCGCAAACTCCAGCCGCAGTATAAAAACTTGGAACATTAATATCTCCAATTGCTAATCCTTTGCCATATCTTGCGTTGGTTAAATAATCTAATAAGCACCAAGCTGGATTATCTGAGTATGCCGCAGTTTGTGCTACTGAACTTGAGTTATAAGCAACTACTTTTTTTCCTTGAACAATCGCTTGAACTTTTGGAACACCTCTAAACGCATCTTGATTCCAAGTAAATTTTAATGCTAGATACGCAAGACCTGAAAGTTTATGTAACGAACCCCAACTAGATAAAGTTGATAAAAGACTTGAAGCACTTTGACCATCTGTTCCATAATGAGGTTCAACTGTAATTAAACTTGCTGAATCTTTATAAAAATTTCCATCTGAAGTATTAACTGTAACTTGTGTATTGTCAGCTAAATCTCCTGACCAAGTAACTGTTTTATCATCTATTATAATTGAAGTAATATCGTTAATTTCTCCCTCACACATAACAAGTGCCATGTATAAACTTGCATTATCTGTACCACTAGACTCTATGAAACATCTAGTTCCACCAATCATACGAGTTCCATAAATAACAGGAATACTTGCATCATTGGATTGTTTATTTAATAGAATACCTTTTTCAAAATCATCTAATTCACTATCTCCATAATCTGGTATATCGGGTTGAGGAATTAGCCAAGATACAAAATCTGTTACAATTTTTACAGCTTTTTTTACTGTTTTTTTTACCCATTTAAAAGGATTAAAACCCATTATGCTCTACCCCATTTAATATCTAAAACTGTTTCACTGCTAAAATTCATACCGACATCAGTACTAAAAAATCGTTGTTGAGAAATGTTATTTGTTTTTCTTCCATTAGTTTTTCCGAAATCCGCCCAGTGAGAAACTATTCTTAATTTTACATTACTTGTATCTCCTGATTCTGAAATTCCATAAGTATCGATTGTTCCTTTATAGAAAAGAAAAGGGTCGTCAATTAAAGCATTGGAATCATTTAAAAATCCACGATAAATACTTACAGCATCATTAACAATATTTTCATTTAAACATATTGAAATAAAAGATTGATCTGCACCTGATAAAGTTAAATCTAATGTTTGTTTTGATATGTCGGTTGCTTCGGTAAAGTTAGATATTCCCATAATAAAACTAGATGAAGAATAGGTAACAGAAGAACCAGATATTGAAGAAGTTAAATCAAATGAACAATCTGTAAGATTAACAGGAGTACCGAAACTGATAGTAATAAGGTGTACTGGTCTTATCTCACTTGTTGCTAATTCTGTCTTGACTTCTGATGTTAAGCTTCTCGTCATAAATCTCGTATGTTGTTCTGTTTATTTTTTCACTATTATTTATCATAACATAACTAAAAGTTCCATCGGGGATTTGATTCTTTTTTAAATCATTATTATTGATATTAATTTCTGATTCATCAACAACCTTTTCAGCTATTACATCAACATTGACCCAATGCTTGATTAGGTACTTTGCCATTAAATTGCTTCTTCAACATCAAGCTCATATTTGTATAAAATATTTCCATCTTTATCATTACCAGCAACTCCAAATTCCTGAAGATCAGAAGTTAGATAAACTGTAAAAGGAACATTATCATAAGTTACTGCTGAATCATCTGCTAGTGCTGTTATTAAAGGTGGTTCAATTGTAACCGTTGCCGCATTACTTGAACTTGTTGCATCAGAAACAACCATATAAACTTTATCGTGTGATGCAAATTTTAAAAAATCTCCAGCTTTAAATCTTCCAGCACCATCGCCAGCAAAGGCATCCATCGCTATTGTTGTATCTCCAACTGCGTGAACCCCATTAACTAAAACACTTCCTGTTTCACTTCCTCTTGCATCTTCTATTTCAGGCGGAATAATTGTAAAAGTTCCTTTTCCTGATCTTTGTTTAACAATAAAAGCCATTAAATCTCCATAAACACTTGAACGAGTTGAAGTAATAATAGAAATAGTAAAACCCCATCTTTGTCCATCAACTTGTCTTGCCAATCTTTTACCACTATCAGAATGAGAAATAATAGTAGTTTGCATAGACTTAATGCCCATTGTTTCAAATTTTGCAGAAGATATTGGAAATGCACCACTCATTAGATTATATTACTTGTTCCTCTCTCATTAACAGCTTGATTAATAATATTTGATATTGTTCCTCTGTTTTCATTTAACAAATCAGCAAATCCACTAGCATCTAAAGTTGTTATGCTAAAATTAACATTTGTAGATACTCCACCTGTTCCTCTGGCAGATTGTGTTATTTGACCTGATGTATTTGGAATAAACATCTCTGGACCTCGTTCTCCTACGATTGCTGGTTGGCCTTTTCTTATTGCTCCACCATGTTGAAAAAAAGGAATACCTCCTCCTCCTCCACCTAAAGCCGCAATTGCTATTTGAAGTGCTAATTGTTTTTTCTTTTCTCTTGTTATATCTTTTTCTTCTTTTTTAATATATTTTGTATATAGCCAAGCTACCGCTAATTGTATTCCCCAGTTAATTAAAGCTGATAAAAGTTTAATTGCAATATCTTGTGCCATTCTTTTAAATGATTCTGCTAGATTTTCTCCAAGAATAACTGATCTTGCTAAAGCATCTGAAGTTTTTTTAATTCCACTAACAATACTTTTTGCAATAATTTCATTTATTCTTTCCCATATTGTTCTCATTTTTTCTAATTCTTTTTCAAGCAAACCATCTAATGCCTCTCCTAGAGATTTAATTTGTTCCACACTTTCTTTTTGTGCGGCAACCAATCTATTATTTGATTCAAATATATTCCAATATATTTTCTCTTGTTTCTTTAAATCTTTTGTTCCTTTTTTTTGTTTTTGAACTGTTGCATCTATGGTTTTAAAAATATCAAGAGCATGAACTGATTTATTTTTCATCCAATATAATTGGGATTCTAATTGTTTTTTTTCTTTTTCTAGTAAATCTAAATTTTCTTGATTATAACCAACAAGTTCTGAGCCTTGTATGTTAATTTTTTCATTAACATCTACACCCTCACTCATTACACGAAATATCTCGCCTTGTATTTCAGTAATTGCTTTTAATCTTTTTTCTACATCTTGAATATTATTTAAATCAAAAATTCCAACTTTAACTTTTGTATCATCCATAAAATCACTAACTTTATCAATTAAGAAACTAATACCAGCTAAACCCGCCGCACCTTTTTTACCAAAAATAAATGCACCTACTAAACCAACTGATTGAATAAATGGTGGTAGAGTCATAAAACCATCTACTATACTTTTTAAAACTTTGCCTATATTTTGGATTGTTGGAATTAAATCTTTACCTATATTAACAACTTTGACCATTCCTTGTGCAAGATTTTTACCAACTGCTTTTGCAATTCTTTCAATTTCTTTTGCATTATCTTCTAAAAATTTATTGAGATCACCAAATTGATTTTTAAGTTCTGCAAAAAATCCAGCTTCTAATAATACTTTTTTAAAGTTAAAAACTTTATCGCCTATCATTGAGAGAGTACCCTCAAATGTTTTTGCTAATTCTCTTGTTGCATTTCCGAACTTTCCACTTTTACCAAATACTCTGTCAAATGCTTTTACTGTTTCTTCTATTGATACAGTTGCACCAGCTTTGAAACCAAGCATGGATTTAACACCTTTATCTCTAAATAAATCTGCGGCTGATATACCAGCACTCATTGATCTTTGTATTTGTTCTGCTGTTGTTTTAAAATCTAGTCCTGTTACTGCGGCAACATTACCTGTTATTTCCATTAAATGTGCTAATTCTTCAGCATCATCACTAACAACCGCTAATACTCCTGAACCTTTTTGTATTTCTTCTAGTGAGAAAGGAACTTTAGATGCAAATTTTGCCATTTTATCAAAAGCTTTTGCACCCTCTTCCGCAGAACCAAATAAAAATTTTAATTGAACTTTTAGGTTTTCAATTTGCTTTCCTGTATTAACTATATTTCTAATAACAAGACCAGCACCTAAACCGATAAAGGCATTTCTTAAATTAAATACTGATGCTTTTAATTTTCCTAATCTTCCTTTTAAAGAATTTAAAGCCTTTTGGGATTTATCTCTTGCTACTATGTCTATATTAAGTCTTTGTGTCATTTATTATCTTCTATGTTTAGCCATTCTCTCTTGACTTTTATACTCATCTTGTTCTTTTTTCAAGTATG